CTACCACTCTTTAAGTGTATACAAGACGGTCCCGCCTTTAAGTCCCGTTTGGTCAGCATGGGCTATAGCTTCAATCCGTCCTGCCTGATACCCTACGGACGCATACATTTTACCGTCAACATACGTCACTCCGCTTTTAATCTTATGATTGTTGCGGAGATTTATTTTATATACATCTACCTTTTGTTTATCTGTATTTTCGACGATAACAGTACGGTCAGACTTAGCCGTTACTGTAGACGGTAAAGAAGAATCATTGCGGGCGATCTGTTGCCGTGTCATCTGTGCCGCTTCTTGTACCGTCCTTGCGGGCGTGTAATACGTTGTTACAGGGGTTGCCCGTTCAACTTCTCGTATAATCGTTGTTGCGTCCCTCGGTGTAACATTAACAGCTTTTGCGAGCTGTTCAGGATCCTTTGCCTGTTCTATGGTGATAACCTTCGGGGATTTTTCGTCTTTGTGTAAGTGCCTATGAACAATAACCCCCGCCGCAATAACGACGAATAATAAGCTTACGACAATAATAATAGGGGCAAACCGCTTTATATATTCGCTTGTAGGCATGTATTAATCTCCTTAATCAACGTCAAAATCAAGAACTATATCAGCGTCAAACTCATTTCCTTCTATATTCTCACTGAAGGTATATTGCCAGATATTAGCACCGGGATAGCCGCAATACGGGTTAAGATGAGCAACCCACAAGCCGCACCCGCCAAGCTGTTCGGGATATAGATAGTTTTCTAGCCAATCAATATTGGCATACAACCCAGTTTTTGCGTATCCGGCACTCCACAATTTGTTAATAAAAATACTACAAAAATTCGTTAACTCTTGATTACTCGGCATGCCTCTGTTGGCTTTGTAATCATCAGCGTCTTCCATATCATACCAAACGCCAAGCGGCAATTTATCAGGCGTAAGCCCGGAGCTTTGTAATGTGTTTAATACAAAGTCCGCTTCTTGATCGGCTGCGTCTTCGTCTAAGGCGTAAGAGTAATGGTATACTCCCACTTTAAGACCCGCATTAATCGCTCCGTTTATGTTGTCATAAAAGCAACTATCAAGCGTATTGCGTCCGTACCCCAGTCGAATAATTGCGAACTGATAGCCGTTTGCCGCTACTGTTCCCCAATCTACTAATCCGTTGTTTTCACTTACGTCAATTCCTCGCATAATAATCTCCTCTCTAGAACTTTACCTTGTTTTCAATCTTTGTTCTGACCAAATCCAAAAATTTACCAAGCATTACATTGCCGCCGTCACGAAGGTTTTCGAGAATTGAAAGAAACTCACTAGAACCAAGGTATAACCATACCAAGGAAACGGCAAACTTGCGTTGCCCACTCATTTCATCGAGTAATACCGCCGCGAATGTGGCCAGTACGTAAGATAATACTTTCTGTACAAAGCCTTTACGCATATATCGACTTGAAATAAGCTTTTTTTCGAATGCTATGGGGATAGCTCTGTATTTTTCCCATACTGCAATTTCTTCGGGATTATACTGGTACTCGTCAATTAACATTTGATAGGCAATTGCCGCCCATTTCGTGAGCAAATCAACGAATACCAAGATAATAAAAATCCCAAGTATCTGTACATGACGAATACCGATAAGCCACAGGGCAAGGCCGCCCGCAGCACTCAATGCAGCCTTTAAAATAAAGTTGGTTGTAAGTGTTTCCCATGTGTGTGAAAGCGTATCAAAAATAAAATTCATTTGCCCTCTCCTTTGCATAATAAAAGGGACGTTTGTCACGTCCCCTATTTAACTCTGTCGTACCCGTACACTCTACGGGCAATATTGGCTTTGAGAACGTTAAAGCGATCTAATTGCTCACGCTTCTGTTCTCCGCTTATGTTCTCATTGTTCATAATTGCCTTGCTTGCTCTTGATAACTTCGTAAGCTGTTCCCTTGCTTCTTTGAGTTTGCCGAATTGGCGTACATCAAAGTCTTCAGGTTTTTGCTTAGTTATTTTCGCTTCATTGAACAGTTTGTTCTGTGCGTCAAAGTCATCATATACACGTTGTACGCTGTTACTTCCCTGATACGGAGTTGCCGCAAACTTATTAATTTCAGGCATTTCATACCAACGTTTTGCGGGTCTGTTTGCTGTTTCGCCTGTAGCCGCGTCTATCGCCGTAAGTCCAAGCGTAGCAAGATTACCGCCGTATCCTCTAATAGTGTTATCCACTTTATACGGGGATACATTAAACAGCGACCCTATTCCCTTCGCTACTGCTGACGTGTTTTGACCGTACTGTAAAGCGTCGGGAAGGTCTTGTTGTGCTTGCGGTACAATACTCTTTTGCCGCCAGAATGAGTAATTCGCCGCCCATTCTGCAATAGGAATAAACGCCGTCGGCATAACACTCGGCGTAAGCACGTCGGCCACTCGTTCGCCGTATCCTTTAAAGCCTATTCCTTTTCGTCCGTGTTCCTTATCGTCCATCCACTGTAACATGCGTTCAACGCTAGTCCCGTACAATACGCCCAATTCGAACGGCTTAGGAATCTTGATTAAATGGTCACCGCTCGGAAGAATCCAATACGTATCCTTTACATACTGCGGAAGTTCCTGATATTCAGGGTTATCCTTATTGAGTTGCCACAATGCAACAGTAGGAATGGTTACAAACAAAGTAGCACGAATAGAAGCCCCTACAGGGTCTTCCTTCCACACTCTGCGAAGCTTATCAGCCCCTTGAACAGCGGCATTAAAGAACGCTACAACCCTATTAGCTGTCTTGGTGTTCTTCCCTATACGGCTAAAGTCGATAGTAATATCACGGGCTTCAAGGGCTGCTTGTTGCGGTGTGAGTGATTTACGTTCACTACCAAAAAGCCTATTGGCAAGGCCTGTATACCCTTTTCGAGCATTGTTATACTCGGCAAGACGTGTGCTTATTTCGGACGCTTCGGAGATCGCCCGCATTACTTCGATAGGGTTCTTTACAACCTTCTGCCATGTCGGTTCTTTCCTCAGTATTTCGCGGATTTGACCGCCCATATAGTCACGGTCAAGCGAAACCATGGCCGCACCCGAAGCACCGGAACGCAAGTATTCTTGATACAATTCGCCTTTCTTGATGAATTGCGAAACGCCTTTAAGCGTATCAAATACAGGTAAATACCCATGCTTAGAGAAGATTGCCGCACTTACGTTATCTCGCACAAGGTTGGCTAATGCAAACCCTGTTGTAGACGTTGCCCCGGCTCTTAACCAACTTGCGGGCGTTTGCATGATTCTTACAAGCAAGTTACTTGCGTTTTTATCGCTCATTTCTAAGGCTGCTTTTAGTTCGGGAGTTGTTTCGTATACAACCTTTTGGCCACGTTGCCATACTGTAAAAGTATTGTCCGTTGCCCTTGCCGAACCCTCTTTAACCTGTTCAACAATACGCCCCATGCCGTGAATGTCGGCAAGTTTTGCAAAGTTTTGAGCCACTTTGTTACGTTCAATGGCATTTGTAAACTGGTACGTATTCCGCAAAATGCTTTGCAACGGGTCAATAATATCCCGTGTTGACCCTTTGAATCTCTTAATAGGGCTTGCTACGTTAATAAAGCCCTTGCTACTTGCAAGAAATCCGTCCATGCTTTCCGCTTTAAAGTCGCGGAAGAACGGCACATAATTCGGATACTTCTTGACAAGTTCGGCGTATATTTCAGGCTTTAACATGCCCGACTTAACAAGCTGTTGTAATAAGTGCCGTTGGTATTTTTGTAATTCGTCAGCGGCCTTTTTAAACGTTTCGTTCTTTTCGAACTTACGCAAGGTTGCCACGTCTTCAGCTTTAGAGAATGTAGCCTTTTGCCCGTTCGCATGGAAATCTAGATCATGCTTGGCCACAAGGTAAGCACTAAAATTTTTACGTTCTTTAATCCCGATAGGTTCTAGTATAGCTTTAAGACCCTTAACCCCCGCCGACTTATCGCCAAATTCAACGAGGGCTTGAGCCTTGCCCGTCGCACCTCTGAATAACCACGCCTGTTTATATACGTCGTTTTCAAAGGGGATTTCTTTCCCGATTTGCTTGTTTACTTCTTTCATTAACTGTTCGAACGGGTGCAACTCGTCAACGGTATGCGTATATAAGCTATGCCCTAAGTCCGAAAGTTTTTCTTTAAACCCGCCGTTATCGGAAATGTCTTTTATTCTTGTAGATAATTTCCCGTCATCGAATGAAATAGATCCCTTTACCCGTTCTTCCGGAGCTTGCCTAAACCATTCATGCGTAACCTTAGATAGCTTGTTAATTGCTCCGTTTAATTCCTTGTCCTTCGCCAGTCGTTCCGTGAAGTTGTCGTAAAACGTCGGGAAGTCGGCTTTCGCCTTGTTTCGGTCGCTTACATAGTCATGGAAGAACTCAGCGTAACCTTCTTTACGGATACCTTCATCGCCTAATTTGTCATACACATTACCAAAACGTTCATGTACAACCTTGGAAAATTCGGTGTTAAACTTCGGGTCAATACTGAATCCGTTCTTATGGTCTACGTGATGACCAAGTTCATGCATAAGCGTATTTATGTCACCAAAATTACGAGTACGGATTACTTCCGTCATGCGGTTATACCACCCAAGAACGTCTTTACGCTTGCCAAGCCGTCCAGATTTTACACGCTGGTCAAACAAGTCATTGACGGTATTAATAATTTCCCGTCGTGTAACAGGCCGTCCCAGTCTCTCAACGCCTTCCCCTGTAGGGGTGTTGTCATTGCTAACGCTATATGACAAATCTTTATCATTGACTTTACCCGTTTCATCTGTTACTCTTGAATTACCAGATGTGTCGGGTCTAGCGTCAGACAATGCGGCACTATCACTGGTTGCCTGCGGGGGACGCTCCGACTGTCGGGTACTAAGCTCATTCCTAATTTCGGGTTTAACGTGTATAACGTTAGTTACACGTGTATCCCCATCTTTAGGATTGAGCGTTTTTTTTGCGTCAATTCCACCTTCTCCACGCCCAGTACTATAATCATGAGCAAACGATGTAATAATTTTGCTTACCTTGCCATCTTCGACTGAAACAATAACAGAATGCAATAAGTTCCGTTCCCCTCGCAAGAACCCTACATATCTATAATTCCCGTTTTCCTGTCCATATATTACGTCAGGATTAGCCAAAGTGTCTTTTATAAGCTGAGTTGCAAACCCTCTTAACTTGCTCGGATGACGTTCTGCTTTTTTAGACCCCATATACAAATGATTGGCCAATCCATCCAAGCTCTTTTTATTCGCAGTGTTATATACAAACTTTACTAAATTCCCCAACGGGTCAATAACGCCAGCTTTTAAATCAAGAATGTTTTTCTTTACTTCTTGATTTACATCTTTCCATGACATTTCTTCGTACCGCCTAAGTTCATCAATGTCATATGTTCGGAATGAATCCATAATTTTAGGCGATTTATTAATTTCTTCTGCTAATTTTTCAGGTGATATGTCAATATTTTGACTTGTCACCTCTTTTTTTGCGTTATTTTCGGCTGAATCGTCAAAAACCGCCTTTTTTTCACTTCTAACGCCGTTTGTATCATCAGTACTAGTATTCATATTCAAGTCATCTTTAGCATGGCTTAAATATGATTCTACGAGGTCGTTTTTTGCCGAAATATTTAAATTTTCTTTATCTCCGCTTACTTGAGAATTGTTTTTATCGCTTTCCACGATTTCATGAGGAATTTCCTTTTCAGCCTGTTGGATTCGACGAGATTCACCGTTTTCGGAAACTCCGTTTCTCGGCGTACTCTTGTAATCACCATAATTGCCATCAAAAGTTTCTCGGGCTATACGTTGACGTTCTTCGTCTCTGGCTACATTGGGATTAGGTCTTTCATATTCCCTACGAACAATAACAGCCATTTCTTCCGGCGTTGCGTCGGGGTGTTCTCGCATAGCATTTAATGCGGCTCTTTCATTTCCCTCTGTTAACTCGTGGATAGAGAAATCAATTTGCGTTTTCCAATCATAAGGGTCAAGCCCTTTTTCTGCTGCGAAGTCCTTTAATCCCTGTAGCCTGTCATCTGTAAATTGAATTAGCCCTTCTGATCCATATTCGTCATGGCTTACGACTCTCGTATCAAAACTACTTTCTGCTCCTATATTACCCGTAAGGGCTGCCGCTTCCACGTCTGTGAATCCCGCCGCACGGTAACGGTTGTAAATGTCGTTCTGAAGATTTCCAGTTTCTTCGTACCCACCTTCAGGCCGTTCAGGTGTTACGTAATCGCTAACGGCTTCTTCAGGGATAACCCCTTCAAACATGCCTTGCGGTTCGTATGCGGCTGCAAGTTCAGGCGTTTCGCTTTTGATTTCGTTTCTGCCGATATCGTCGAATGCTCCCGCCACTTTATTACGTGCGTTCTCTGCCGCTTCGCCTATCTTTTCTTTAATTTCCCCGACTCGTTCGGGGATTACATCAGAGACTTTATTATAAACGCCTTCTTTTACTCCTTTGGGTACTGCCCCTTTAGTTAACTCTACAGGTAAAAATACGTCGCTCCAAAGGTTGGTAGGGTTGTCAACGATATTGCCAATAAACCCAGACGGGTCACTTACGGCACGTGTTACAGGATCTATAATCGGGTCTATCGCAAACTGTTTTGCCGTCGCTACGACAGGATTCCCCATAATTCCTTCAGGTGCTTCTCCGTTTGCCTTGGCTTCGGAGTTTTGTGTTGCAATCTCTGCAAGGTCTCCCGCAATCATCGGAGCGGCCGCAATTCCCGCTACTGCTCGTATAGGTGTCGGCATGAACGGAGTAATAGCAAGATTGGCAGCGGGCTTGCCGATAGCTTCGTTATATAAGTCTCTTCGTGCGTTGGTGTAGTCTGTGCCGCCGTACTGCGTAAGAGTGGCTTCAGGGTCATCAGATACAACCATGGGAACAACGCCGCCGTTTTCGTTAGACGCGTTAACAATAGCGTTGCCAACTTGGTAATTATAATTATCCCAAGCGTTTTTTACATTGTTCCCCCAGTCTTTTATCGTGTTCCCTACGTTAGTTAACGTTGTTTCTGCTTGGTCAGCGGCTGCCTTTGCGGCATTATCAAACCCGTTTTGCACGTATTCCACATTGTTCGCAATACCGTTTTTTACGTATTCCACGTTATTGGCGATTCCGTCAATAATAGATCCGCCACTGCTTTGTTGTGCTTGTTGTGCCGCTTGTTGGGCTAACTGCTGCTGAATGATACCGTTTTCTACAATATCATCAAAATACCCTTGCGGTGTGTAATTTAAACTATCTTGTTCGTTCGGAAAAAGGTTATCAAACGCTCCCATGTTTTACCCTTTCATATATAAATAAGAAGGGACGTTATAAACGCCCCTTCTATTAATCATCAGGCACCCAGTCGGCGTACCTGTTAAGACCCTTTGCGATTAGCTCGGCTTTAATCTGTGCAGACGATACCCCAGACGCTTTCAATTGGTCGATTCTATTAGCAACTTGTTGTTGCTCTTCCTCGGAGTACGTCGGGTTAGCTAAGCCCATAGACGTTCTAATTTTAGCATAATACGGGCTTTCGGATTCGTCTTCTCCGGGGTGGCTTGATTGCCATGCCTTATGTAATGTAACGAGGTTTCTAACGGCTGCGTTTTGTTGTGCCGCCTTCGCCGTTGCCGCTTTCGTCGGGTCAACGTATTTGCCAACGTACTTCATAGACCCGTCAGCCCCTACCATGTAAGCCGTGCCGTCATTCATGACCTTGATATTTTTCTTACCGAAGTTACCAAGGTTCTGTATTTTCCCGTCATCGGTCATTACGAACATTTGGCCGTTCTGTGCTTGCTGCATGTTGGATTTTGCGTAGTTGCCAACATCGTCAATTGTGCCTTGGGTCATATTGAACCGGGCAACGTGGCCGTTACTCATCTGTTGGAACTTATAATCATCATGCAACGCGTAAATGCTGTTAAGGTTGTTCATGTCAATCTTTTCAGCACCTATCTTATTAGCATAGTAATTGTACCTATCGACGGCTGCGGCTATGCCCTTAACCTTCTGCGAATTATACGTATCAACAACCGTATTACCATCCTTATCCTTAGTGTAGATAAGGCTCTGTATGATTTGATTTCTCATGGGTGCAAGAACGTTATCGGAGAACGCATTAGCCTGTTTGGTGTACTCGTTGTTCACATCAGTATTATAGAGTTCTTCGGCGATCCCCTTCGCGGTTTTAAAGTCCATACCAGATTTTACCAAGGTCAACACATCTGCCCCTAGCCGCTTCCGTGCGTCCTTTATAATGTCGCTCTTATTCGGAACTTGATAGCCCGGCTTGTCCTGTTGCGTCTTGTTATCCGTATCGGTGCTATCTACCTCGCGGGACGCATTACCGAAAAAATTCGGATTCCCCGTTACCATACCAAAATACCCTTGTGGCTGTTGCGGTTGTTGTCCAAATCCCCATAAACCGCCGCGTTGATTAAACGAAGGTGTCGAAGAAAATGCGGCCGGTGCCGCCGTCGTATCGGCATTACTGTTTTGTATCGGTTGTGCTGTTGTCGGTGTAGGTGCTACAGGTGTAGCCTGTGCGGCTTGAGTAATAGGCGTTGTGTTCTGACTTTGGCCAAATCCCCACAATCCACCGCTTCCATTACCGATTTGACTACGAAGGGAGTTACTCATATACTGCCCCGCATTAAATTGCGAAGCGGGTAGCGACTGATTCCATAATCCGTTGCGTCCGTCATCTACAACGGCCGTTTTGTCTGCGGGCTGTTGCTGTCCGCTTCCACCACCGCCAAGAACATCGTTAAGCCCTTTTGCCATGTTGTTTTCGTTTAGCTGTCCCAGTCTATGGGTTGCGTACATTCCCGCAAGCTTACCAAGTGCCGCCCACGGCTCAAAGTCTTGTAAATAAATCGTACTCATTAGGCTTCTCCTTTCTTACTGCCTTTCTTCTTTTCGCCTTCGCTCAAGGCCTGTAATTCGTACTGGCTAATCCCTTCGGCTAAGATACCGTTAGCATAAAACAGGTTATCCCCGTCACATTCAAGCTCATATACAGTTTCCGTAATGCCTGTATCTTCTTTGCTTGTGACCTTCTGCCAACCGTGTACCGTCATAATAGGCTCGCCAACTTCAACTTCAGATACAAGCTTTAATCCGTCGTTAGTAAGTACCTTTTCACTGGCGGTAGTAACCACGCCTGTATCTTCCGTGTTAAGTCGTACCGTCGGAGATTCTCCCATTTCGTGCATGGCGATAACGTCAAGTACTTTCCCAAGGGATACGACCTTATCCCCTGTAATGACTTCTTCAATCGGCTTGCCGCCCTCGACCGTTGATATTTCTGTACCTTTTGCAAAACAAAATCCGCTCATAAATCCTCCTAAAAATCCGCCGCTTCCTTGTCGCACTGTTGTTTGTGCGGGTGCGGCTAATCCGTAACGTCCTTGCATGTAGGCTTTTAACAAGCCCTCATTATCTGAGTTGTTAAGCTGTGCCATAGTGTAATAATCTTTAGCCGGCTGTATTGCCGCCTGTTGCGTCGAACTGCCTGTACTAATCGGAGCGGCCGCCAATCCTTCACGCTGTCCGACAAGTCCCGCGGCTGTTCCCGCATTGTTTACCTGATTGGCGTATCCCTGATTCATTAACGCCGCCTGATTCATAATTCCAGACTGTTGGTTATTGAATTGGTTGCCCCACAAATTCATCTTTGCTCCTATCCCGTTCAAAGCGTTGGTATAGGCTTGATTGTTGAGGTTAGCCGCCGTATTAATATCTTGAGTGTATTGTGCTGCTAGTGCGTTCGTTGCGTTTTTGGATATGTCGTTGATAGCACTGTCGGCCTGTGAAGAGTTGATAATCCCACGACTGGCCAACCCTGACAACGCATTACCAACGGTACTTTGTAAGTCGTTGTTTAAAGCCGTCTGCCGTGCTTTTGCATAGGCTTCAGGGATATTGCCTTGGGTAATGTCGTTCATGGCGGCCTGATTCTTTAGTACCGCTCCGTTATACTCATTAGCTAGGCTATCGGCATTATTTACCATTCCGTCCGTTGCCGCTCCTAGTTGCTGAGCATACTTTGTATTATCCGTAAGGTTCCTTGTCCCCGCGGATGATACTTGATTTTGCAATGCCGCCAATGCGTTTTGGTTGCCGTTATTGGCAGCCAGATAATTGTTATACATGTCTTGATAATTCGGTGTGATGGCGTTGTTTAATGCTCCGTCTCCCATGCCCTGAAGCCTATTAGCACTAGCGTTTGCCCCGTTAATCCAGTTTAACTGATTCTGAAGCAACCCTTTTTCTTCAACGCTTGCTTCAGGCAAATGGGCTTCGGTATGCGATACTTTTGATTTTTTACCGCCGCCGCCAAAAAGCTGTAAATTAAATATCATGTTTATCTCCTATAAGGTGCGTTCAAGGCTTTCTTTGTTCGTTATAAGGACTTTATAATCCTTCCCGTAATAAGTGTAGTCGTAGGCGGGTAGCCGCTTCATATCCCACTTTTTAACAAACCCGTTTACGCTTTTTCGTGCCGTAGCCGTAACGATTGTATCAAGCTTATTCTTGTCCATTACGTCTACAATGAATTTTCCAATTACTTTCATGTTGCCGTATGTCTGTAAAATGCTAAACACGCGTTCCCCGTGTTCTTCATTAATCCCCCAGAATATAAAGCCCTCATTAGGGAAGAAGTTAAAGTATTGAAAGTTATCATCTCGGAAATGATTGCCTTCATCAAAGAAAAAGCCATCAAACGAAACCTTTTCACCCGTTCGCCGTTCATAGTCTTTTACCATGTCTTGTAAGCTGTCTGTTTTCATGACTATACCCCCACGGCGATCCATTTCATTGTTGCCGTTTCAAGTAACATCCCTTCAAGCATGGAATGAACTTCATACGTGAAATCTGTTTTGTTCATTTCGCGAGCAAATACGGAAGCGGCTGAATTTCCCCAAAAACGTCCGTACGTTCCATTGGCAACAGGTGTAATAGTAAACCCCATCCATAAACATTTATCACTAAATGCAGTAGCGAATGTCTGGCGGGGGAATATCATCGGGTCATTACGGGTATCAACCTGTTTCCCTACCTGTCGTTTACCGCCCTGTATGGTGAAATTATTAAATGCCTTGCCGAATTTCATATACCACAAGTCGGGATTGTTCGTATTAAATTCCATGCCGATAGACGATAACCCAGTATTCCCAAGTGCCTGTACAACGTCATTGCCATCTTTAATATGAAGAGCCGAAATAATCGAGTTAACAGCCCCTAGCGAAACGCCTAACGACAAGTTTGTGTCGGCGGCATTGCTTGTAATAATGTTTACGGAGTCTATTACCCCGCTTCCGTGAGTTACTTTTAACTTACCGTTGTCATAGGCCGCTGACTTTACGAACCCGTCAAATATCGGCTTATGTGCGGCTGTGTCGGCTTTGTGATTGGTTAGGTCACTTCTAACAGCGTTGTCAGCGTCGTTTATATGCTTTAACGTGTCATCTGCTAACTTTGCTTTGGTTACGGATTTGTCCGCAAGGTTTACCGTCTTTACTTCTCCGCTTCCAATGCTTACGGATTTTATGCCCTCGTTAGCAATTTGCGTACTTGTAATAGAGCCTGTCGCAATGCCGCTTCCGTTCATACTCGGCTGATAATATTTAATGGTCTTTACGCTTGACCCGTCCGTTACTACTTCGGCAATAAGTACACGTTGCTTACGTTCCCACTGTGAACCGTTATATACGTACATCATATCCATAATGTCGTTATAGTACATGGCGTTTAAAACCGTATCAGGCGGTGTTGACTGTCGTACCGGCTTTACGGTTGTGCTGCCATAACTTACGGCACCGCTTCCAGTCCGTTCTACATATATGTACTGTGTCTTGTTCGGTAACAGACTCCAAGCACTCACCTTACTATCAATAGACGCCACGTAATCAACTGCCCCAAACTCGTTATACCCGTCTGCAAACGATACAATTACGGGCGTTTGTGTTCCGTCGAGCGTTACGCCTAGGTTATCCCCTGTTAAAAAGGAATATTCCCCGTTGCTTATCTTGCCGTTAAGAAATCTATTGCGGAGACCCGTCGCACCGCCGCCGCTTTTTAGTTCTACTGTTCTAGCGACTTCTAATATTTCGTCCCGGTTCTTCTTAATACTTTGCCGCACTGTATCGCCTTGAGGCGTTATATCAAGTGCGTATTTTTCTTTATATGCCATAGGCTATACCTCTTCATATGTGTAATCCAACTGCCGTAAGGAAATGGCTCCCTTTTGCACATGGATTTTAAATTGTACGTTGCGATTAGCCCCGCCGCCGATTTTATATACTTTCGTGTACTCGTTAACGTTTAATTTGTCATCAGCACTAAAAGTACGTTCATCAGCGTAATACGTTCTGGTTGACTTGCTAGCAAACGTTACAGGCTTCGGAGTCTTATCCGATATTTGTACGCTACCGTAGCCGTCTATCAGGTTATGAGTTACGAAATTGTAATTCATAATAAGAACGAACAGCCGCATTGCAAGTCTGTTTCCGCTTACTATAGACGTTTCTATTTGCTGTCCGTCATCTAAGTCTGTACGGTCATCAAGCATCCCTATTTTATTGCCGTATGCAACGTAAATGTTTTTGTTTACATCTACCACATCATGCACGTCATGAACAAACTGCCGTGACGTAAACACTCCTCGGCCGTCCTGATACCTCGGCAAGTAGTGATACAGGAAAATACCGCCGCCGTTATGCGGCTTAATCCATAATTGCTTACGGCTCGGACAATGCCACATCTCGCAATCTTTTCCAACGTAAGTAAGTAGATAAGAGTTAATGTTTAACCCTGTTTCAAACGGTTGTATCTCTGCGTATGTGTTTGTCGGCATGAACGACATTAAGCCCTGTTCTCCAAGGTAATAACTTCTATCGTCTATATTAATCGCCGAACCACTACAAAAACCCGTGCTAGACAAAGGGTATACGGACAAATTCCCTTCGTCAGGCGTTCCAACGACCTGATAAACCTTGCCGTATTCCTTATAAACAATAATTGCACGTGTAAGAAAATCGACGGCAACTATTGCCCCTTTGTCTTTATAACCTACGTCTAAATACTGCCCGCTTGAGCTGTCGTTTTTGTTATTCTCCCAACTGTGGTAATCGCCAATAGCGGACCACGTCAGCCGATGAGAATAGATAGACGCAACGAGAACACGACCCGCATGGCTGTTTACAATCTCACAAGACGGAGAGCCGTCTACTGTTGATAACTCACCCGTTCCGCTTATGGCTTGCAGCTTACCGCCGCTCGCGATGAGAATATCACCGCTGTAAGCGTGATACTTCGGCTTGTGCTGTCCTGTGAGCGTTCCTAATCGCTTACGTGTTTTTAGATCCGTTTCGTATAACTCTATTCCGTGCGTAAAGTACCACTTATGCCGGTACACGTCATAATATAATGTATCTATCGACATTCCCGCGTCGTACGCAATGGTTACCCCTGATACCGTTCTTAAGGCGTTATCCGTTCTGTCGAACTCGCAATTCATTGCTTGAGTAAGTGCCTGTATATCAATTCCTTCAGGCGGATTGCTCCAGTCAAGGCCAAGCCTATATCCGTTTGTACTTGCTATTGCTCGTTCGCTCATTATGTAAGCCCTCTAGCCGCCTTAATTAACTCCGTCAAATGATCAATAAATCCTTTGTCATAGTTGGCGTAATCAATCATTAGCGACTTCTTTTTAATTAAGAATGAAATGAGTTGTACCAGATACGACGTAAAAAACTCGCTAAACGGAACGGCCGAATCCATGGAATTTATATGGTTCTTGCGGATACTGTAAAACACGTCTTGTACATCATCACCGTCATACGTTGAGAACAGTCCGTTTACAATCCGTATCGGGTAGCCGCTTTTAGGTACGAATCCCATAAAGTTGGTAGGAACATCGCTATTGTTCGTTACCGTCATACTCTTAACCACTTCATTATCACGAATTGCAACCAGTATCATAGAGAGGTAATCAATGCCAGCGTTTATATACTGAATGTAGTCGTTATTATCATCCAGTATTTCATTGCTTTCTACGCTAATCAGCGTAATCAGTTCTTGTACTGTCATAATCCCAATACCCCTTAGAAAGAACATAGCCGCTTTCACTATCGGAGCTGTTATTAAGCGACCGTAAGACCTCTATCACGCTCCCGGTAATTCCGGATATGTCTATGTTCATAATACGGGCAACCATATAATCAACTAAAAGAGTTTCAAGCTCAGCAGGGTAATTACTGTTATCATCGAATTTTTTATACTCTGCCGAAGGCACATAATCAACGGATATAGCTTGTTCTTTATCGGCTTTAAACTTCACTGTCTGCAAATTTAGAACATGATACCCGCTAACCTCTTGCCCGTCTGCCGTAACCTTTCTAATTGCCACGCACTGATTAGGTAGAAAAATTTGCCCGACTCCTCTATCTTCATACGTAGTAACTCCAAGGCTAGGGCAATATTTCCCCATGAGCGTGTTTAGTAACTGGTTACCCTCGTTATAAAACTCTAAAAACTGATAAGGCGTGTATGTCTCTTGTGACGTATCGCTAACTTGCATATACGCCCTATTAATTAAATCTCTAACTCTCATATACACCTCATAAACGAATAAGGGGAAAGGTTATCCCTTCCCCCTTTGTCCTTTGCGTTCATTATCTTTCTACCGTGCCGCCTGTAATAACTTGAATTACGCCGTAGTCCTTGCCGTTATACTTCGACTTTTCAATACCCGCATACAAGGAAATGCCGTTGCCTTCACGGTTGCCATAGTCGCTAACCTGTTTAATCGGAGTAGCTTCCTTCGCAACACCGAAGCATGCAGCCTGTTTGCCAAGCAACAAGTTATGGCATACATTTGCACTGCTTGCCCCTGTAGTCGTGTTAAGGATACGTTCATATTCGTACAGGATAACGCCGTCGTATTCGCCTAACGCACCCGTAAAAATCGGATTTTCTCGGCCACGTACGTTTGCTTGTGCCTGAGCCTGAATCCATACGGGATCCGTTTTAAGGTCTTTAGCCGCCCACGGCGAAACTAACATAATATAGCGGTCTTGACCGTCTACTTTTACCGGGTTCACCTTCGGAGCATGAAGCATTGCTTTACGTCTTGCACGGGAAATCAACGCACACGTTAATTTATCGTTTGCCGTCGTGCCGGCTTCAGTACCCGCAGCCGAAGCGTAAATAACTTCTCCGGCTGTAGGGGAAGCGGTTAACTTCTTAATGAAGGTATCATCAAGCCAATCCGTAACCCACTGTTGAAGAGCCGGTTTAATAATCTGAAGATTTTCGTACGGGCTTTTCTGGTCATCTGCCACGAAGCGAGCGACAGCGTTACGAACAAGTTCAACGGGAACGGCGAAATCGTAAATGTGTAATTCTTCTTCGTGTCCGTCGAGTGTGTTATTACCCTTGATACCGTCACCCGTAAGATTCATTGCAAGTCCAAAGTATACCTTATCGCCTTTAACGCCTTTTAATTTCACATTCTTGTGAATTACATTGTTGCCGTTTGCGTCTGTAAACTTGTCAAAATAAGACGCTTTAACGCCTTCTGTCCATACTTTCGCAGCCCATACCTTCGGTACTAAATTAGCGGGAATTTGAATTTCGTTTGCCATGTGTTTATCTCCTTATTCAAGTAAATTATCAAAATACTTGCGTACATCTTCAGGAAGCTTGTCCGCTTCACCGTTTTGATACGCTTCCAAAATTTCTTCATCGCTTAACTTCGGCGGTGTGTTGTTGCCGCCGCTTAACGCTCCCGCCTTCGGCAAGGTTTTAGCTACATCTAACGGGCTGTCCTTTACGGTTGTTGCCGCCCGTTTGTCTTGCAGCTCTTTAACGAATTTACGGACAATATCAAAATCCGCTTCCGTTCCTTCACCGTTGTCAATATTGGCGAACGCGTCGTTAATCGGTCTTGCGTCTTTTAGCGTCATTTCGTTAAGGGCTTCTACGCCGTCTTGATACAGTTCGTTGAAATTCGGAAGAGATTTAATCTCATTCACAAACGTCTGATTCTTCTGTATCTGGTCGTATCGGCTGTGCATTTGGTTAGAAACTACATACTCAATTTGCGTTTGTAGTCTCAAAAGGTCTTTGTATTTTTGTTCGTCTTCATACATTAACCCTTCCACGTCTTCAGCCTTTACCCCTAATCGCTTTAACGCTTCTTGCTTTGCGAAATCTCGGATATTAGCTATTTCCTGTTCAGGTAATGTGACGGGTGCTTGCTGTGCCTGTAACGTTCTTGCCCGTTCTTCAGCCGCTTTGCGTCTTGCCCGTTCTTGAGCAAGTGCCGCTTTTAAATTCTCGGCGTGTTCTTCGCCTTCGGCTTCTTTAGGCTGTTCGTCCTGTTCTTCAGGCTCTTCAGACTGTTCAGACTGTTCAGGCTTTTCGCCGCTTTCTTGCGGTTCAGGTTCTTTACTGTCTGATTCTTCAGGGTTGCCCTGATCCATTTCGTCTTTCACGACTTCTAAATCTTCTTGAGTAAAGCCCATTTCTTCAGCATTAACCATTTCATTATTATCCATAGTAATATCCTTTCTGCCGTTTAACGTCATTGCCGGACGAAATAATATAATTGCAGTTTAACGCCGTTGCTGGGCGAGTGTATTTTATGATTAGCCGTTTTACGTCTTGCTAATGACGAGAAAAGGAGGGGACAGTTTATAGACGTGTCCAGGTCTGTTTTACATTATAGTTGTTGCATGTTCTGCAATAACTGCATTTGTTGCGGGTCTTGCCCTAATTGTTGTACGCCTTGCGGTTGTTGTATCTGCGGTGGCGGTGCGTATCCCTTCATTGCCAACCGTTCTTGCAATATCTCTTCAGGAGACATCTGTACGCCTATGCTTGAAAGGGCTGTACTTAACGCTTCTGCAGGTAAATCCGCAAGCCGTCCGTTTATGCGTACATCGGGAAGGTTCGGTTGTTCTGCCGCTTCTTGCATGCGTTTCTTAACGCTTTCTTTTTCAGGGAAGTCCATAAAGTCCAAGATAATATCCATCGGAATATCAACGCCTGATTTCTTCGCTTCAAGCAGTTGATACAAGTTTGCCCGTCGTGCCGTTGCAGACGCTTGAGATGTGGTAATAACAATATCGAAATCAAAGCAAGAAAGGTCATATAATACCTTCTTAATCGGGTTGCCTTCTTCGTCTGTCTTCGGCATTCCTGTTGTCGGGTCAACCGCAAATTGTTCTTGCATTGGTTGTCCTAGATTCGGCGTAATCTGTATAAATTCTTTTTGCCCGTCATCGCCCAGTATCCGCATTACTTTATCTTGGTTGTAAAACTGCGGTATAAGTCCTTCAGCATTCTTATCCCCCCAAAGAAGCCGAACAATCTGCCGTTCTGTTTCCTTCGTCTGGTCGAATATTCCCGCTGTCTGCACCGTTGTTACTGATTGCCGTAAGTCGATCGCCTTACCACTCATGGCTCCAACGCTACCGCTTAGTGACTCAGGAGTTATGCCGCTGATAGAGTAAAAATCATTGCTTGATTGTTGTTCAAGATTTATATTTACCGAACTATCATAAGCGGGTGTACCGTCTTGATAACCCACGCCGTTCGGTAAGAATATGTTTGCTCCGGGCGTTGTTGCTTTTTCCTTTATTGTCTTCTTTAACTGCTCATCAATGACACCCGTCCAGAATTTAACGCCAAGAGACTGCTGATTAACAACGTGCATACGTTGGCTGCGGTTCTTGTTTAACTCCCTCTGTGCGTCCTTTATATCTCGAACAACTCCCGCGGGTTCTAACTCGGCGTCTGACAGTTCTCCCGTGTAGTAGCAATATTCACGCACTAACGGGAATTTGCCATGCTTGTATGGGCTTTCGCCGTCTTCCAACAATACATCATCGCAAAACGTCGCATATCGTATAACCGTCTTCGGTATCGTTGTCGGTGGCGTTCCTGTCGCTTTGAGTTGTATAAATAACGGATTATCTTCTGTAACAACGCCTTCTTTGGTCATGTAGACTTCTTGCGTTTTGTACTCTTTATACCAATACTGAACAACTCGTACTTTCTTAAAGTCAGTGTCATACCAAAGTTTTTCCGTGTTTATCGTGTCAACGGCTGTTTCAGTGCTATCTAGCTTGTGTTGTAGTGTGTCTATTTCCTTTTGCTTATCGCTGTATATTTGCCGTAGTTTGTCAGGGCTTTCCCACGAATAACGCCCACAATATTGAGCGTCTGACAAGTCTTCTTGTTGGCTTTCAGGGTCTATAAATGCGTCAAACGGGCTTACTCTGTCAATCTTGATAGTCCCGTCAAGTCTTGAATAATCGAAATCGTACGTAATCCAATAATTCGCAAGTCCGCATATAACTTTATCTCTGAAACATTTATTTTTCGTTCGTTGATAATTAGCACGGTCTAAGCAATACTTAGTAATCCCTTTTGCAACTCGGCTTATTCTGTCGTCCTCTTCAGACCTCGGTAAAAAGTCGGGTTCCGTCTCGTTCTGTGCCGCATATCCGCAAAGAAGATTTATAACGGGTCGGATCCGATTAATCGTAATTGCCGGTCTTCCCGCTTTCTTCATATGCGATAAGTCGGCGTCAGACCACTGCTTACCCTGCATAAATTCGTAATCTTCTTTCGCTCGTTCACGCCAATCGCTCGTCGCACTTAACGCACTTTTTACCCTTCGCCGTGCCGCTTCTATATCGAAACTTTTTAAATCCCCCATGCTGTCACCTCTTCACTATCGTCTATCGTTTTATACCCGTCGCTAAATTCCTTCTTCTGCCGTGTCGGTTTAATCGGTCTGCTCATGCAAAAATACCGCAACTCGTCATACGCATGATCTTCTTGAGTTGTGTCTACGTCTTCAGGTTTTGACTCGTCGTATACAAGCTCTGGCAGTGTTCTTAACATATGCTTACACGTCGAGAAGAATTTGATTTTTACTTCTCTAAGATACTGATGAACCATGAGTTTACCCGCTATACGTTCCGAATTAGAGCGAGTGAAGTAAATCCCATGCCGCTCAAAGATTTCTGCAATACTTTCGCCCTGAATACTCCATTTCATTCGGTCATCTTTTTGCCATATTGCTTTATCTGCGACATCATACGCATATCGTTCACCTTGTGACAGCCTTACGACCTCGGCAGCTACCTCGTCAGGTGTAAGCTTCAACCCTTCGTCAGGTTCGCCTGTGCAGCCGTAATATTCACGATAGCAGTGAGCTACTCCGTCGTAATCAATCGCATACCAATGTACGGAAAAAGGCTTAGAAAATCCCCAGTCCATCGAGCGGACTTTTATCCAATCGTCAGGAATTGTAAACGGTTCTTCTACGTGTTTATCTCTGTTGAACTCGGCAAAGACTTGTCCAATAAATACATCCCAGTCCCCATATAAAAACGCTTTCTTTTCTTGCTCCGGCAACGCTTCAAGACGCTTTACGTAATTCGGGTCGTTCTTCATAAGCACGTCGTTATCATACACGCGAGCCGGTATAAACATTTTTTCTAGTCCAGTCGTTTTATCAATAACTTCATGCTTGCCGTATTCCGTCGCTTCTACGTATTTTCGTTTCACCCAACCATGACCCTTGCCGCCGGGATTACACGAACCTCGGAAGCGGACAGGAAAGCCACGAGACGAACGAAGACAAGCCGTTAATAACTCGGCTGTTCGCTCCGTATGCTTCGTTAGCTCATCAATACCCAAATAATCGAACTCTTGACCTTGGTACGTCTCTGCGTCTTTCTCTGTGCGAACGTATCGGAATAACACTTTAGATCCGTTTATCAAAGTCGCTATATGTTTTTGCTCGGAGTATTCGTATAATTCTCTTGGTACCGACCGCTTCCACTCTCTAATTACGTTCGCTTCTAGGTTCGGATACGTTTCGCGGAACAGATACGCATTACAGCCGTTATGCTCTAAGCAGTACGCAAGGCAATCCATTACTAGTGCTTTGGTCTTGCCGCCGCCCCTGGCACCGCCGTAAACCGCATAAGGTGTATTGCACATATGAAATTCATCTTGCCGCATATTCGGCATGTAATCGATTGTAATATTCATATTTATTCCGTTTTTCTTCTTCTATCCCGTACTTATACGATACTTTTATACAACTTCAAGGAATAATTCTATCAATTCCAACACTTTCGTTTTCCTTACATATGTATATAAGACTATTCTGTATCTTCGTTCCGTCTCATATGTGAGAACTCTATAACAATCGGCTGCCCGTCTTTACCGCTCAATTCTGTCTTCTCAGTCAACAACGCGTAACGCTTAGCGAGAAGTTCAGCCGCTTTTATTCTCTCTTTCATCGCGATCTGTTTTTCTTTCTTCTCTTTCGCGTTCTTGTAACTCTTTTCTTCCGTCAACTGTCCCCGCATAGCTGCACTCAAAAACTCTTCAACTTCTTGAGCCGTTGCAATCGCTTCATTTTTTGCTTCAGCTTCAAGCTCTGCGACTCTTTTACGTACTTTATCATTATTTATCAGACGCGAGCCGTGCATGTAAGCACTCTTTTTACTGTATCCGGCTCTTTCTGCAGCCTTTGTATTGTTCATATCTTTTATGTATTCAATAGCAAATCTCTCTTGCTTCGGATTTAATTTTTCACTCTTTTTTTCTTCATTCATATACTCTCACCTTCTTTTTTATTGGCTTAGTTATACCGTTTACAGCGACTGAAGTATGTGAGTCCTACGACGTTTAAATATAAAAGCCCTCAATTAAGAGGGCTTATTTTTTTACGGCAAAAGGCGGCCAATGTGACCGCCCCAACCTGTAAATAAACTACATATAGAATTAGTGGTTGAGACTCGCCGCAGCTGTCTCATCGGAATCGTTCACGCATGAACTTCATCCCCTACCTTTTACATATACACTATATCATACTTTAGTTGTGTCATTCAGTGTCATATTGTGTCATCTTATGTCCTCTTCTATAGAGTTCATTAAAATGAAGCAATGCCCGTTTATGAACCCTAAATGTCTGTTTATGCGACATGTTCAATCCGTCTTCAACCGTGTTCCACCCCTTACAATACACATACCTTAACTGTAATACCCTTCTCTCATACACGTCGAATAGCGAATTAATTAATTGCTCGGCTCGTTCCCGTTCGTCGATAAGCCTATCCCACTCTGTAGAAGTCTTGCTTATTAACTCGTCGAGTCTGATAATCTTATCGCTTATATCGCTTGAACTCGTTCCGCTTATTCTGTCTTTGCTGTAGTCAATCGCTTGCAGTGTGCATATATCCTTGCGTAGTTGCTCAATGCGATCTTCTTTTATTCTTAACCGCACATTCAAGCTCCGTACATACTCAAGATATTCCCGTCCGTTCATTTTGTTCTCCATATTTTCGTAAAACACACCAACATTGCCCCTAAGCAGCAATCAAACGATGTTATAAAGAGTGCGAAATCAGACAGCTGAAATTTGTCATATGCCTGTACATGAACCGTTACAATTGCACCAATCGCCCCTAAGATTGCAATTGCTGTTCCTAATCGAATTAATATTTTTTCTATCATTCTATCTCCTTGTATAATTCCAAAAATCTATCTTCGCTGTAACCGATAAGCTCCCCACTCATAGTTTTTACGAGATAATCCCCTTCCAAAAGCTCGCAGTCTACTACATAATCACTGTTTAGCGTAAGTCCTTTCACACGCCCGCCGTTCCTACCTGTTTCCCACGTGACGTTGAGCGAAAAAGTTTCGCAACTCCCGAAAAACTCTATCAATATCTCATCTGCGTTTTCGCCCGTAAATTGAATTGCCCTTACTATATCAGGCTTCCGTTTCGTGCACTTCTTCATCGTCATGTCTCGGTCTCCTTCCCGTAACTGCTGTAATATAAGCGTCCTCGCCTTCTTGACTTCTGCACTCTCTACATATTGCTTCGTTATTGCACTTCTTTACTCGCTGCCCGAACTCGTCGTACATCCAATGCCATGCCGATTCCCTGAACAACGGTCTGCCACAGAACGCACACCGTGAAGCGGATTCACGCGGCTTATTATTCTTCTCCGCTGTCTTGCCAAGTATTACTATCCGCGGGGCTTGGTAATGTCTTCGCTTATTTCGCCGTGCCATTCTTCCGCTCCCTTCTCGCCTTCCGTCGTAATCGTTGTAACTCGTCGTAATCAATCCAACCTGTTTTACTGTACTTATTCGACTTTGCGACCCATACGAGTTTATACGCCGGGTATATATACGCGAACATTTTCCGCTTCAATTTCGCGTCTTCCATTGCGTACCCTTTGACGTCAATAACAATCATTTGCTTTTTTTCAGAGTCGTAACATAAAAAATCAGCTATATACCTAATCGCCTTGTACTTTTGTCCGTATCGTTCAAAAGATTTTTGCAATAAAAATTTAGGGTGGCAATGAATTAGTTGTATTCTTTTGTCTACTTCCGGTTGTTTTAAATACTCGTAATATTCCGCTTCCGTCTTGCTGTCGAATACTATCCCGTCTATGACTGTCTTCTTGCTTCGTATCATCGGTGATTACTCCATTCCGCATATACCATAATCAGCAACATACCCACCACTAAGAACATTACCGACTTGCACACATAGCCGATTAACTCAAGTCCGTTCATGCTTATCTCCTTCTACGGGTTCCCATTCATTAAACATTTCTTCACGCGAAAATATACTCAACTCTCCATCTTCATCAACGTGTAAAAAGTCCCCCTTTTTTAGCACTAAATCAAAGGGCTTTTCTGTATAAATCTCAATAAACGGCGGCTCACGTTTAGATATAATCTCCCACCCGTATTTGTCGTATTCGCAATAGTCGTTTATATTCTCAAGAACGTCCGTAATTTCTGTGGGATCCCCCGTAAATTCATATACAGTAATCACAGTCGGTCTGTGTACAAAAGTTCTTTTCATGTTATTTTCCCTTCTCAACCATGTTCCTAATTTCATCTACATCAATAACAACTTCGCACCGGCAAGAAGATGATTGCCGCTTTATTTCTTCTTTAATTAACTGAAGTGCCGCTTCGGCTTTTTTATTATTACCGAATGAAACATCAAGGCCGCCTTCTTCATCAAGCAGTATCTGAACAGTACTCCCTATTATGTACATTTCGCATGTTCGCGTTGATTCTATAGTCCCCTGTGTGATTATAATCATGATTATTGTTCCCTCGCTTCTTCTTCCGCAATCATTCTCAGATACTCCGCAGCCTTCGCAATGTCCGTTGCAGGCGTACCCTTTCTTGTATATCTATACAAATACTTAATGACGTTCCCTTCGCAATATCGTTTGTATCCTTCTGAGCCTAATAACTGCCGTATAACGTCTTTACACTCCGTTCCTCGCCAGTTGTAATGCGTCGGCTTGTGTATCTCGTCGGCTTCTTCTATCTGTCCGTTAATAGGGTTCCGCAGACTTGTCTCTGTTATTCCGAACTCTTTCATCATTTCTTCCACAAGCTCCATTATTTCATCCCGTTCGTTCTTATTGTCCATTTCCTTTACTCCTTTTTCGTCGTATTTTGGCTTCTAACGAGTTTTAGAGTTTTGTACGGTAATTTTATCGTCCGTTGTTCTAAAACTCGTCAGAAGTGCCAAATTTTCAAATTTTTCAATACTAGAAGGGAATTTCTTCGTCCACTTCCGTTCCTAACCCGTTAAACCCTGAATTATTTCCGTCTTTCTTCTTGAACGGAAATATCGCCGTCCCCGCTCCTGTCGCGACTACATTCGAAGAGTACCGTGTTTCGCCGTTCTTCTCGTATTTCGTTGTCGAGAACCGTCCAACTACCCAAACCCGTGTACCCTTAGTCCATTCGTTCATTCCTTCTGCCAACGCGTCAAAGGCTACGAACGGAACAAAGTCCGCTACGTCTTTCCACTCGTTTCCGTCCTTTACTCGTCGATTGCATGCGACGCTTCCCCTTGCTACTGCCATACCTGACTTTGTAAAGTTGATTTCTATGTCTCTGGCTAAATTGCCTTCAAGTTGTATTGTGTTCATTTTCGGATCTCCTTTTCTTCGCTCAAATCTTTTAATTAAAACGGGTGCTGTCCGCTTCGTGTGTGTCGTTTAACTCGCTCTTTATCCTTCAGCACTCGGAACGCTTCATCAATATCTGTCTTGTCAATAAACCGTCTTGTACCGCTCCCACCGGGCTGTACCGGATACACATCGATATCTGTTAACATTCCAAGTAGTGTTAACTCACCCATGCCCGTATACTCCATTGCTTCTTTCATTGTCATGTACCGCTTTTCTGTGTTTTTCATGGTTATTCTCCTTCCTTCGGCAACTCTTCAATCTGCCGTAAAAGCTCCGTGACCTCATCGGCTGTTAAATACCCTACTACGTCGGACGTTATCGGCGTGTCATAGCACGGTACGGCGTCTTTTAATACCATCAACTCGTACAGTCCGTCACTGTGTCCGTAACTGTACCTGTTCTGAACTACGCTCGCCCCGTACCCGTTTGCGAACAAATACAGGTGCTGCATGTCCGTCCCGTCAAGTAAGTCAGTTGTTATCGTTTCTCTTTCCGGCTCGTAGTTGCCGAATTTTATGTATGACATTTGTTTTTCTCCTTTCAACTCGTTCAGTTCATTCATAAATTGAATTAACTCAACCGCTTCACAAGGTTCCCTGTTAGTTGCTTTAACTTCTCGTTGTTCGGGTCTATCCCTAGTACAGCATTATCTCGGTTGTCCTTTTGCCGCTGTGCCGCTAACTGATACGCCCGTCTGAACTGTGACCGCAGTGTATTCATCCCGTCGTTCGTAGTCATGCAGATATCTTGCCAACCGATATTATTAACGGCTGTTGTTATGGCTTCGTGGCTGAATTTCGGCTTACCATAATAGCCTACTGACTGTATTGCCTTAATGACCTCGCCCCATGCTTCCGACTCATCCGGTGCAGCCGTGCCGCTTATTGTGCCTTTAATTCCGTACGCCGTTTCCCGTATTTCGGCGATTGACGGTAAAAATTTATTCGTCATTATCAGCTTCTTTACTGCCGCTTCAAGAATCTGCGGCGGTATGTCCGATAACATCATGACGTATAGTCGTAATCGTTCTTCTTCTAACGCACCCTTATACGCCAGTTGTAAAGGTGCTATGGCTTTCGTTATGTCCGATTTGTTCATTCTGTCGCTCCTCTTCTTCATATTCGGCTATAAGCCTGTTTACTACGTCTATTCCTTCTTGCCGTTCTTGCTCTGCTCGGCTTATAGGTGATCGCCTATTGTTCCGTACTTCCGGTTGATTCAAGTACCCTTCGAATTTCGTACCGAATAGCGTTTCAGGTCGAAGGTACTGAGCCATATCCGTTCCTTGCCACTCTTTAGCCTTCTTCGTGATAACGGCTTTAAAGTCATCAACTGTAAATCCTTCTGCAATCCGTGCGGCTATTAGTCTACGGGTCTTGTCTGTTGAAGCCTTATATTTACTCCCAGTCGTTGAGTTGAGAAAGGATATAATGTTTTCCGTATCTCTATCTTTTTCTTTATCTCTATCTTTATTTCTGTCTTTATCTCTTTCTCTAACTCTATCTATATCTCTATCTCTGGTGGACATTTGTCGGACATTTGTCGGACATTTGTCCGCAATGCCCTTTCTGTCTGCTCTTTTGCGGTCTCCGTCGCTACTGCCGTTGCCGATAAAATTCTGAATGTCGAGCATATATATTGCCCCGTTGTCGAGAACTTCGATTAACCCTAAGTCTTTAAAAACCGTCAATGCCTGTTTAACTGTTCCAACCTGATGACCTGTAATCGTTGCGAGCATTTCAGCATTGTACGGGATTCGTTCGTTAAGCATTAAGCAACCGTTGTTTTTTAGTGACCGCAAGTACAGCTTAAGTAAGATATTTCCGTACAAGTACCCGTCTTTCATCGACTCCATTACCTTCATTTCGTCAGAGTCGAAGAAGCTATCTTTGAGCCGTATGTAGTAATATTTCTTGTTGTCACTCAGTAGACTCACCCCCTTTTAATCTGTCGATATACGACTGAAAAAACTCCCTGTACTCCTTTGCTTTTGTTCCGTGTGCCTTCGTGTTGTGACAATCACGACAAAGGCAAACAAGGTTATCAAGCGTACTCTTGCCGCCTTGGCTGCGGAATACGATATGATGAACATCGCACCCGTATTTGCCGCAAATAACGCAGCAATTTCCGTCTCTCTCAATTGCTTGCCGCTTCGTTCTTCGGAACAATTCGCGGTCTTGCTTAGTGTTCTTGTTCATGTCGTCAACGCCCTTTCCACGCTCCAACCTCTCTTGAGTCTATAGAGCAAGGTATTTGCCTTAATCCCTACAACGTCAGCCCATTGCTGAAGAGTTGCCCGTTTCCCGCGGAACGTAATCATGTGATTGTTCCGTTTATTGTTCGCCTGAGTCTTCCAGTTGACCCACCGGCAATTACTCGGCGAATAGTCGCCGTCCGTGTCGATACGGTCAATCGTGAGCGTTTCGCTGTATCCGTGAGCCGTTGCCCATGCGTAGAAGGTTCCGAAGTCGTTCCATTCGTCGCATACCCTTATACCCCGTTTCCCGTAAAGCTTATAATCAGGGTTGTTACGGCGGTTGCAACGTGCTTTAAGTCCGCTCCAAATGTTGTAAAGCCGTGTATGTCGGTGTCCGTGTTCCTTATACGTTCCGTACTGATTGACTATCATCTGTATGCCCCCAGTCGTTTATAAGTGATTGCATGTATTCGGGCGGTTCAAGCCGTATGCCTAATTGGCTGCACTCATCAGCCAAGCAGTCAATTAGCCTTGTCATCTCGGCAGTATCGTATGTGCTTGACCCGTGGTACGCCGCTAAGACTCTATACCCTTTCGCCTTCCTCGCTTCTCCCAAATCCTCGGTAATCCACCCAATGCCATGAGCCGCCCATATCGCCTTGAACCGTTCCACTGCTTCTACCTTTACGGGTATCGGCGTGAAGTGTCCGCAGTCTTTAATCGCCTTTCTGTACACGTCTTCGCGGCTTGAATACTGCCCGTCACGGCTTAAATGCTCCGCAATTCGTTGACAAAGAACCCAACAAAATGCGTTAGCGTTTAGGCTTCTTTTTTTGCATACTTTTCTAATCTCTACCGTATATTCTTGAGATTCGTCTATCTGTGACAATTCGTTGTCCTTCGGAGAAGGAATAAATAACCCTACTCCGAAAGACTTGATTACCTGTATTCCTTTTGTTTGCCACTTCATGACTCAATCCACTTCTCGAAGCCCTTGTAGACTTCGGCTAATTGTTCAACCGTCAGCCCGTCGAGGTTATTAACCTTCATTGTGTCTTTAAGCCAGTCGGCAAACGGTTGTTCTGCTTTGTGCTTTTTGACCAGTTCGGCAATGGCTTCTATTCCCTTTTGTCGGCGGTCATCTGTTGACTGCGGGCGATCCGGTTTCGTTCCAAGGCGATACCGTTCCTTGCCCTTGTCATCGCAAATCGTGAGCCGCGTAAACTCTCGCTTCTCCCTGTCGTATTGAATATCAGTAACATGGAAGCGGTCATATTTACCGACTTTCCCGGATATCCAAATAAACGGCGAATCATAGAGTTCTCTCCCAATCCCCCAAGAGAAGCCAGCACGCTTAAATGCGTCGGACGCTTCTCCTTTTTCGCCTTGAGTGCTCGACGGAACGCCGCAATCCTGTTTACTGACCCATTGCCCTTTGTCAGGGTCGTAAATCGAGATTGTGCAAAACAGATTGCCATTGACAACTTCGTGATAACGTTGCCAGTTCATCGCTCCGAAGACTTCATCAAGTATTCTCATGTCAGCCCGTGCCGTCTTGTAGAGCAGTAAGACCACTCCTTTATCGTTCACCGACTGTATGCGGCATTCGATATCTTCTACGCTTAATAACGGTATTTCTTTCATCGGTATCACCTCTATTTGATTGTCATGTTCTGTCTTTCAATTAACTCCGCACCCGTTACGGTTTCGCCGTTCTTCAGTGCCTTGCTTATTCCTGTCTTGTCAACCTTCGGCGGTTGAGGGATTAAGAACGTCGGCGGGATATTCTTCTCGTCTAAGACGTTGACGGCTGTTGATTTACGCCAACTAATTGCAAAGTCCGTGCCGGTCACTTTTTCGCCGTTCAAGACGCTTGCGAGGTAGCCGCTTAACTGTTCGGCTTTCTTTTTTGCCGCGTCCTTTCTTGCCTTAAACGCCTTTTCTTCTGCGTCCAAGGCGTTCACGTCAGATTTTAAATTCTTAATCCACAAAGCAATATTTCTAATCTTTTCGGAGCGTTCAAGCTCCAAGGCTTCCAATGCGGCTACGTCGATAACCTCGCCTGTTTCCGTGTTTATTGTCGTACCGTCCTCAACCGTAATGCAGTTAAGTAATTCCTGATTGATATTGTATAAAGTAGCCATTATTTGTTCTCTCCTTTAATTAAAAATCCGATAACATCGGCTTCTACTTTGATATTGATAAGGTCGTCGCCAAGGTCGCAAATAATCCATCTCCATGTTTCCGTCAAATCTCTTGTACTAAGCCTATCGCGGCTAAGTTTGGTTGTGATTTTCTTTATGGTTTCCAATCGCCTTAATATTTCTTTTTCGTTGTCCGTCATGTTATAATCTCCTTGAGTTACTTTTACTCCGAGTCGTGTCGGTTGCCGCCGCACGGCTCTTTTTTTATACTGTCGCGGCGAAAACAATCATGCCCCCGATGTACAGCCACAACGCCGCTGTTTCCTTCCATTCCATCACCTCTCTTTCTTCCGTGAAACGGATCGCCTTTCCTTCCGTCAGGCCGTGACGGGAATTTACCCATGCGGGCGGTTGTACTAATTTGCTATTCATTATTTTTCTTCTCCTTTTCGTATCTGATTACAATTAACTCTGAGTCGTTCAAAGCGTGCCAACATTCATTCAATTTTTTGGTTACTTTTTCGCGTGTTGCATAGCTCACGTTGCACCGTACTATGTCGGTTTTTAGCTTCCATACCTCGTACATAACGTCGTCGAGACGATTAAGAAGGTTGTCCGTTTCTATCATTTTTTTGCTCCTTTCTAAATCTCGTTACTGATTACAAGTAAATCGCTTGTAACCTTCCTAATTTGACTTCTAAGCCATTCGTTTTCATCTTGTAGTTGTTCGCATTTAGCCTTAAGCCTTCGGCACTCTGTGGCCGAATATTCAGCCCTGAGAGTTGCGAACGCTTCAACCTCTTCCCGTGAGAACCTCAGCCCCGGAACTTCCAGTGCGTGAAGTTTTCCTTCATTCCGCATTGCGTAAACCGCATTTACGGAAATCTGGAAGAAGTCGGCTACTTCTTTCGCCGTCATTACGGCGTTCATACTGCCGCTTCCTTCGTCGCTTCAGCGTCTGCATTGCGGCACTCTCTGACAAGGTGCCGTATCAATTTAGGCGTTGTTGTTGCCTTGTGCCGTCTTACCCATGCCGCGGCAATTTTTCTTCTTAATGATTTGGCGTGTTCAGCGGGAAACCCCGCCCAACCGAACGTAATGCTTCTTTCTCTCATGTTTTTCTCCTTTCTGCCTTTTAGGTAATATCATCGGCAAAAAAAATTTGCCAAGGGTTTTCCAATTTGAGCATTTTGGCAATCGTATACAACTGGTCAGAATTAAAACGCCCAGTTTTTAAGCGATATTGAAATGCGTGAGCCGTTATGCCAAGTGCCTTTGCAAGGTCTTTTTGTTTAAATCCACGGGCAACGATTTCCCCGCGGATTCTATCCGCTTGTATCTTCATTGTTTTCTCCTTTCTGCCTTAAAGGCAAGTTCATTGTATCACGGTTTTGTTACAATGTAAATACCTTTTAGGCAGAATTTTTTAATTTATTGTAAAAAATATTGACGGTCAGGCAGAAATGGGCTATATTGTCATTAAATTATCGTCGGGTTGTTATAAAGGAGTAATAAATATGTCAGCAAAGAACCGTTGGGGACAGGATATTACTGAAGAAAAGCAAGGGTTAGCAAGACGGCTTAAAGAAGCTAGATTGGCGGCTGATTTAACAATGGAAGAAGCGGGGAAGTTAATCGGCGTAAGCAACGCTACTATTTCAAGATACGAAAAAGCCGATATTGCCGTACCGGCTGATAAGTTGGAAAAGCTTGCCGCCGCCTACAATGTATCGCCGGTGTATTTAATGGGTTGGGACGAACCTAAAAAAGAAACCTCTACATACGATGAAAACGACGGCTATTATATTAATCCTCAAACAGCACAATATGCCGAAGAGTTAAGAACAAATAAAGACTTACGAGTTTTATTTAGTGCAAGTAGAGATTTAACAAAAGAGCAAATGCAAGAAGCATATAACTTTATTAAATACCTAAAATCTAAGGAAGAATATAATGACAATTAATATAATATTTGCTTCTATTCCCTACGCTAAAGCCTCTGTAATAGAAAACGAGGACGGCAGTTATTCGATAATTATAAGTAAGTCGTTATCACGAGAACAGGCAAAAAAAGAAGTGGTTCACGAATTAAGCCACATAGTAAGCAATGATTTTAATAGAGAAATTCAAGCAAACATGATAGAAGAAATGATCCGCCGAAGTGATATTATCCCGGAAGCTGAAGGGATTGAATTTTATTGCCAAGTCGTGTGAGGTGATTATATGTTAAAAGAATTTAAGGACTTTTATAGCGGGTCTATTTTACCGTTATATTTGGCGGCATTTATCATTGGTTTTTTGGTTTCTGCACTCGTCAAAGACGGCGGGAAAACTGGTTTTTTCATTGCAGGCGTCGGGCTTTGGGTCGGATATATTCCGATTAAGCTGATAACCAATCACGAGTTAAAGAAGTTCACGGAACGGATTGAGGACAATGCAAAGTAATATAACAACTCGTAAGAAGGATAACGCCTATCAGGTCATAGTATCGTATAAAGATGGTCGCAAATGGCGGCAAAAATCAAAACAGGGCTTTCGGACGCAACGAGAGGCAAAAGAGTACGGGCAACAAATAATAGAAGCCTTAAAAACGCAAATAACGCCAATTGACGAGAATATGAGAGATATAACCCTCGGCGAATTTGCGGAAGTCTTCTTGCGGGAAAAAGTTAATCTTACCTACAGCACCAAAGCTATGTATAGAGTCGCTTTAAAATCGTTTCCTCTACTTACTAATACAGAAATTCGCAATATCAATCATAACCTTGTAATAAGGGCATTTAATGAGATTCATATTGCCCCCAGTACCATGAATTTGTATTTAAGGATATTAAAAGCGATTGCCAATTACGCCATTCGCCCTTATAAGCTCATCAGAGAAAACCCGTTTAACTCGGTTCCCAGACGTAAAGAAAGCGTCAAAAAGGTTTCTACATTTACCGATGAAGAAATGAAGTTTATTTTCTCTAGCATAGACGGGTATGCCCGTGTTATGATTTCCATTGCTTATTATGCCGGGTGTCGTATCGGCGAAATTCTAGGACTTACATGGGAAGATATTGACCTTGACGGAAAAACCATTACAATTAATAAACAGGTTACTATTGTTGATTCGAAGAAATTCGGAGTAACAGCACCTAAAACCGTCAATAGTTATAGAACCATTCCCATACCGCCTATATTATGCGAGATTCTTAGGGAATATAAAGCGACTCAATCGGATCGCCTATTGTTCCCGAAGAAAAACAGTAAGTACGTTCCTCGCATTTTAAAGAAGCTCATGCCTGATAAAACCTTCCACGATTTACGGCATACATACGCAACAAAATTACTTGCCAATGGCGTAGATATTAAAACCGTAGCTAGCTTGTTAGGCGATAACGTAAACACTGTAATTAAAGTATATGTACATTACACAGACGATATGAGAATGAAAGCGGCGGAGAATGTCGCTAATATTTTTAGCAAAAGTTTTTGA